ATTGCAAGAGTCCGGGAGCTTGAGGGTCAGGTTGCCCGGTTGAAGGTGACTGCGGAGCGTATCAGCGACATTCGCGCGATAATTGAGAAGCCGGCGGTAATGATCCAGCCGCAGGCGTAAGGCAGGGGAGCGATCGGCTCGTTGAAAACCAAAAGTGCTGTGCGAGCGATCGAGTTGTTGAAACCCATTTGACGCTTGCGAGCGATCGCGCTCGTGAAACCCATTCCGCCTGTGCGAGCTAGCGTGGTTTTGAAACCCAGACGGGAAGTGCGCCATTGAACTGCGAGAACTGCCATAAGCGAGCCGTCTGCCGAGAATTATGCCCGGAGGCGGCGGCTTATGCGGATCAGGACTATGTTTCGGCGGAGGAGTTTGTTTTTATGGATTCAGAGGAAATTGACAAGTTGAATGTGACGACAACGGTATGGCGTGACGGCGGGACTACAAAAGACGACATAATAGCCGATATTTTGCGCATGCTCCCGCCACATCGAGAGATTGCCGACCGGCTAGGTGTTACACGGCAATACATTTCAAAAGTGCTATCAGAGCTTAAAAAACGCTGAATTTTGGCAACCACTTTTTTTCTTTAACTCACCTAATTTATTCACCTTTCCTTTTTTTTTTAGTTGCATTCTCCCATATATAGAGGGGGAATATGACTTTTTTCAAGAAAATAGACCTACGTGACGTGTTTTTATTCGTGGGGCTGGCGCTTGTGGGTGTCGGCCTGTTTATGTTGGCGCCGTGGCTGGCCTTTACCGTTTGCGGCGTTTTGCTTATGGCTATCGGTCTGCTGATGGGGGCTAAATAAATGGGCATAGTGTCTAGAATTAAGGCGATGGCGCTTGACCTGAATGATGAAAAGGCATGGAATCCGTCGCTGTGGCGTTTGATTGGCTCACAGAGCCTGACCGGTGAAGTGGTGAATGAGGACACGGCGCTGACTTATTCGGCGGTGTGGAACGCTGTGACGCTGATTTCCGGGACTATTGCCAGTTTGCCGCTGCATTTGATGGTGCAAAGAGGCGAAAAGAAGCGAATTGCAGACAATCATGCCACTTATTTAACCCTCCACGACGCGGCTAATCCTTACATGATTTCAAAGGTATTTAGGGAAACGCTGATGGCTCATGTCCTCACTTGGGGTAATGGATTCGCGGAAAAGGTGAAGAATCGCGCCGGTGAGGTAGTGCAATTATGGCCGATTGCGCCGGATAAAGTGACGCCGATGTGGGAAGGCGGTCAAATCATATACCGGATTCGGGTTGACAATCAGGACAAATACTTCACGCGGGACAAAATACTACATATTGCCGGCCTGGGCTACGATGGGTTGATGGGTTATTCAGTTGTGTCAATGGCGCGTAAGTCTATTGCTCTAGGCATGGCGATGGAAACATTTGGATCAAATTACTTCGGCCACGGCACGCACCCCGGCGTGATAGTGTCGCACCCAGGACAATTGGGCAAGGATTCTTATGAAAACCTAAAGAAAAACCTGACAGAAGCCTATTCAGGGCTTGGGCAATCGCACCGGCTGATGTTGTTAGAGGACGGTTTGAAGCTGGAAAGTGTGACGATCCCGCCGGAAGATAGCCAGTTTTTACAGTCACGGCAGTTTCAAGTGCCTGAAATAGCGCGGTGGTTCAATTTGCCGCCTCACAAACTCAAAGATCTTTCCCGTAGCTCGTTCAGTAACATTGAATCCGAACAACGATCCTTTTATACCGACACGCTGTTGCCGTGGCTGGTTACTTTAGAGCAAAACTTTAATTACCAGTTGCTTTCAGAGGCGGACAGGCAGCGCAAATACTATTTTAAACATAATGCCGAGGGTATTTTAAGGGCTGATGCTGCCGGAAGGGGCGAATTTTACAGTAAAATGTTTAATATTGGCGCTTATTCAATCAATGAAATCAGGGCGCTTGAAGATAAAGACCCGGTTGAAGGCGGCGATGTTCACCTTGTGCCGCTGCACATGACGACATTAGAAAACGCCGGTAAGATAGCCGAGGATAGGGGGAACGGCCTTGACAGGTTTGATGAACCGGCTATTGCGGCGCCGAAGGAGGCAGAGGATGTCAAAAAAATGGTATCAAATTGAAAATAAAGGGGAAAAGGCAGAGGTCTGGATTTATGAGCAGATCGGCGAAGATTTCTGGAGCGGTGATGGTGTAACGGCAAAGAAGTTTCAAAAAGAGCTTGCCGCGGTGAAGGCCTCGCAGATCGACCTGCATATAAACTCGCCAGGCGGATCGGTTTTTGACGGCCTGACCATTTATAACCTGTTAAAACAGCACCCGGCGACGGTGACGACATACATTGACGGCCTGGCCGCCAGTATTGCGTCGGTTATCGCGTTGGCCGGTGACAGGGTGATCATGGCCGATAATGCGCTTTTTATGATCCATCAGCCGTCAGGGGCGGTAGTTGGCACGGCAAGCGACATGAGGGACTTTGCAGACACACTTGACAAGGTAAGTGGCGCAATGTTGACGACATACACAGGCAAAACGGGCAGAGATGAAGAAGAAATAACCGGCTGGCTTAACGCGGAGACATGGTTTTCAGCGGCAGAGGCTTTAGACTATGGCTTCATTGACGAGGTGGCCGGACAAGTGGACATGGCGGCGTGTGCTAAGTTTGTGCCGTCGCTGCGTGAGGCGGGAATCAAGAAAATTCCAGCCGAAATAACAGGCGCGAAAGAGACTCACACTGCAAGAGAGATTGAGCGTATCCTTCGGGACGGGGGCGTTTCGTCTGGTCTTGCAAAGGCTATTGTGGCAGGCGGCTTTAAAGACGGCCAGCAGCGGGATGTTGCGGCTGTCGAAAGCGAGCAACGGGATGTTGCCGCGGTCGAACCTGAACCAATGACCAATGCACAGAAGATTTTACGCGCCGGTGAAATTAAATTTTTAGAAAGAAAATAGGAGGAGATATGCGGACATTAGAACAGTATCGAGAGGATGTTGCTAAGCTGCTTGAGCAGGCGGGCAATATCCGGGCAAAAGCGGAAAACCAGAACCGTGATTTGACGGCGGAAGAAGTGTCGCACATAGGCGACGTAAATGAAGAAGTTAAGCGTTTGCAGGGCATGATTGATGTGTTGGCTGAAACTGACGGACTTGTGGCAGCGGTAAAAGAAACCCCGGCGCCGCAGGCGCAGCCTCAGACCATGCCGAAGGCAAGAATCCAGTTTGTTGCTGATAACAGCAAAAAAGAGCGATTTGCTTCATTAGGCGAACAGCTTATGGCTACTATCAGAGCGGCACAGCCGGGCGGCAAGATTGACCCGCGCCTGTTCACAGCGGCTGCAAGTGGGCTGAATGAAACCACACCGGCGGAGGGCGGTTTCCTTGTGCAAACTGACTTTTCAAGCGATTTGCTGCAACAGGTTTTTGAAACTGGCATCCTTGCGCCGCGGTGCCGTCGTTACACTATTTCAAGCGGAGCTAATGCGATCACAATTAACGGCGTTGACGAAACGAGCAGGGCCTCCACCCGGTCGGGCGGTGTGCTTGGTTACTGGATTGACGAGGCGCAACAAAAATATGCGACGAAACCGAAGTTCAGGCAAATTGAATTGAAACTCAAAAAGCTAATCGGACTTTGTTATGCCACGGATGAGCTTCTGAATGACGCTGCGGCGCTGGAGGCTTTTATTCGATCAGCTTTCGCGGCTGAATTCGGGTTCCTGCTTGATGATGCCATTATTCGCGGCACCGGCGGGGCGCAGCCGCTTGGTATCCTGAACGCCGGCTGTCTTGTATCTGTGGCAAAGCAAGCTGGCCAAAAGGCGTCAACGATCATGTGGGAAAACGTTGTTGACATGTATGCGCGCATGTTCCCGCAGAGCAGGACAAATGCGGTGTGGCTGATCAACCAGCAGGCAGAGGCGCAGCTTATGACTATGGCCATGAGCGTCGGGACAGGCGGCGTGCCTGTGTATATGCCGGCTGGCGGTGCTTCAGCGGCTCCTTATGCCACGCTGTTTGGCAGACCGGTGATCGCCATTGAACAGTGCAGCGCTTTGGGCGATGTGGGTGACATTATCTTTGCTGACCTGAACGGTTATATCCTTGCGGAAAAAGGCGGCATTGATAGCGCAATGTCAATTCACGTTCGCTTTGACTACGACGAAAGCGTTTTCAGGTTTGTGATGCGGGTTGACGGTCAGCCGGAGCGTGCAACTGCCTTGACGCCTTACAAGGGCAGCGCGACTTTGAGCCACTTTGTCACTTTGGCGGAAAGGAAATAAGGAGGTGAGAAAATGTTAGCAGAAAATGTAAAAGTTATTACCGTTTACTCGGATCAGGATTTAAATGATGCTGCGACAATGCCCGGGACATCTATTGATATGTCACTTTACCATGACTGCCTGTTTGTCGTTGGGCTGCAAACGCTTGGCGTGGCAAACCCGGACTTCACGGTTTATGCTGGTGCGACTTCCGGCGCGACAACGGCAAAAATTCCGTTCAAATACACGCTTGCGTCGGCGGCTTTCGGGGCGGCTGGTGCTTCGACTTACGCCGCATGGACGACAAAAGACCCGGCTGGCAACGTAACGCTGGCACATGCAAGCGACGATAATAAGACGCTGCTTATTAGCGTTGATGCGAAAAGCATGGGCGGTTATCGTTACCTGACGCTGCAATTTGAAGATACGGCAATCGGGGCAACCGGCAATGTTCAGGCGCACGCCATTTTGACCCCGCGATATAAAGCCGGCGTCGATAAGGCTTAAGGGGGTGGGAATATGGCTAATTACAATGTTTCCACACAGGAGGCGCTTGCTAACATAAACCGGGGCATGCGGGTGACGAAAGCGGCTTCTTCGCTTGCGGCAACAAAGGATGTTGACCTGTTTCTGGTGAAGGGCGGAGCTGTTGCGGTGTTGGGACTGGTCGGAGTGTGTGACGGCGCGATGCAGGCAAGCGCGACTACTCTACTGATAAAATGCACGCCGGCGGCTGGCTCCGGGACAGCGTTGAGTATTGCGTCGGGATCGCTTTCAGCGAAGCCAGCAAACACAATGTTGACATTGCCGGCGGCGGTTGGCAGCGCGTTGGTTATTTCAACGGGTGAAGCGGCGGCGCTTTTGACTTCGGCGCCGGTGTATTATGTCCAGCCGTGCAAAATTCAGATGACAGTTGGCGCGGCGACAAACACTCAAACGGTTACTTGGCACATTTGGTATGTGCCGATGAGCGAGGGAGCGTATATCGAAGCGGCGTAAACTAACAACATAACCGGGCGGTCCTTAACGGGGCCGCCCACTAACACCAAAAAAGGCGGTGCAAAGATGGCAGTAACAGCAATTACAACAATTAAGCGCTACATTGGGCTTTCCACGGACACAAAGCCTTCGGGGGCTACGGTTCCAACCGGTTCGACATTCTTAGAATACGACACACAGCAGCTATATATAACTCCTGACGACGGCACGGTATGGACGCTTAAGAGCCTGCCTGAAGGGCATGGTGTTGAAACGACAACCATAAACTTGAAACAGGTGGCTGCCAGTTATGACCTGTTTGAGGTCAAGGGGAAGGACTGCATGATCGACGGGCTGGTTTTTATTGTTCCGGCGGACTTGTCTGGCGAGGCGGCATTGACGTCGGTGTCGATCCAGTCAACGGATGACACGCCGGTAGTGTTTTTGTCGGCAGTTGACGGAGCGGTAGCAAACCTTGACGCAGCAGGCAAGCATTTTGTTTATCGCGGCCCTGATGTGGTGGCAAAAGACAAAAAGATACAGTTGACTATTGCCGGCGGCGCGACGGCGGCTGATCAGGTCTGTTCGGTATATGTTTCATATAGGCCAGTTGGCTCAGGCGGCTACTTGGAGGTGTCGTAACCATGAAAAGAATATGGTTGGTTATTATCAGCGTAATATTACTTGCCGGCGTATGTTGGGCGGCAGATAAGCCGGTGTCACAGCTTCCTGCCACAGAAACGATAGAGGATGAGGACCTGCTTCTGGTTAGCAAATATGATGCGGGGAATTACTTTAGCAGGCACATTACTTTTGCGAATCTTAAGAAAAAGCTGGATGAGCTTTATCAGGCGATCGGCGGCGGAGGTGGTGGCGGTTATACAAATTTGACTCAATTTAAGGAGCAGACACCGTGGAGGCTGTTTTATTCGGATGGTTCAGGCGATGTTAAAGAACTTGCTTTCGGCGGGAACGGACAATACTTAAAAAGCAACGGTGCGGCAGTTGCGCCGTCATGGGACGCTCCGGCGGTAGGTGGTGATTTCAACGAGGCTGGCAATTATACGCCAACCGGCGATTGGGACTGGTCAGGCGTGGGACTTGGCTCGAAGTGGCCGACGTTCAATCAGGACACGACAGGTAATGCAACAACAGCGACAGATTTAAAAGACTACGGCAATTTGTATACCGGCACGGTCACAGGGGGGGCATTGCTGAAATATGATGCTGCGACAAAGAAGCTCACGGATGGCCTCAAATTAGGGACGCTCTCAAATACCAAGATGTGTGTTTATTCATCGTCTGATGGACTGGTTTGTAACTCAGATATTCCATCGGCTGGTATAGCTCTAAGCGACGTTTATTCAGATGCAATCACTGATGGAGCCTTGCCGAAGTATAATTCCTTAACTCAGAAGCTCTCCGAAGGGCTTAAGCTGGGGACTTTGACAAGCGGTAAGTGGTGTACCTACACAACTGAATATGGGTTGGTGTGCAACTCTGATACCCCCTCAGGGGGCGGTATAGCCGTAGAGGACATTTACGAAGGGACAATCGCCGATGGTGATTTGACCGCGTATGATAATACATCTGGGAAGCTGAAAAGTGCCGGAGCTGCGGTAGCATATACTCCACCTGCGTTAAAGGCTCCTCTTTGTGGGGCGGAGGGTGCTGGTGTCGGAGCTTGTGCTAATCTTACAGATACCGTTATTCCGGCGACTGGCACGATGACTGGCGGCAAGTGGTGTACTTTCATTGAGAATGTTGGGATTGTTTGTGATAGTGACGCGCCTCAAGGCGGTGGAAATGGTATCGAATACACGCCTCCCGAAGACCCAGCACCTTTGTGTAGTGACATTACTGGAGCCATCGTTGCCTGCGTAAATCTGAAAGACGAAGACCTCGCTGAAATAGAAGGATCATCTGATGACCTGGGGGTTAAGATTGTAACCATCTCAGAAGACCCTGAAGCCGTGATTGAGTGCGAAGGAAAAGACAGAACCTATATTGTGGACGTAGAAGCAGACCTGATTTTCCAGCTTCCCGCTGATCCGTCAGGCAGAAGATACTGTTTCGGAAACAATGACTATGCTACGAAAATCTCGATAGTGCCTGATGGTACAGATACTATTCGGCACGCAGGAGACGTTACCGACTCTGAGGGAGATAACGGCCTTGTTTCTACCGGCGACGAATCAGAATTTATTTGCCTGCTTGGTTTAAGCTCCAGCAAGTGGCGTACGATTTCGTATCTGGGGACGTGGACGATTGATGAGGTTGAGCTCCCGAGCGAACCTGAAGAACCACCGCCCACTGGTGACTGCACAACCCCGACAGGTAATGTGGTTACTGAGTCCTTTGGGGATGACTCAACACTTTGTTGGACTGATGGGCCGTCAACTTGTAATAATACGTGGACAGTTGTTGGAGGCACTCCTGCGATTGCAGCCGTCCCCGAAGGTGCGCCTGAAAATACAGCATGTGACAATGGACTAAATCTTGTAAGAACTGACGAAAGTGTCTATTTGCGGCATGATTTAGGGGTTGGTAGTATTACAAATAAGGATGTAGATATAAACTTTTCACTCTATATAAACTCTTCAACGTTGCCTGCATGGAATAGAGTTCTGATTGCTGCGCTCAACGACACGCCTGCCCCTATGATTGGGGGGAATTCCGACTTCAATTTCTCTCTATACAGATACACTGGGTCTGCTGGACCTGCAAATGCTATCATAGTCCATTCCGTATCTGACGACTCAAGTTGCTTTCTTGAGGGCATAGTTGAGGACACTTGGTACGATGTTACCATCTCTTTAGACGGAGCCAATGGCACAGATGCATCGTCACTGAGTATAGGGACTGGTGCAGGACAGTCTTGCTCGTTTACAGGGCGCACTACTAACGGTAGGTATTTATGGTTTGGTATACACTCAGAAGTGGCCGACTTCTATGTCGGCAACGCAAGAGTTAGTGCTTCAGGAGGTGAGTAATGAGAAAGTCACTTCTGCCCATACTAATTGTACTGTTCGCTGTTGAGGCACATGCCGCCTGTGGTGGTAGCAGTCCTAATCTGATAGCTGCCGACGCTTCGCGAACAGAGGTTGCTGCGTGTGTTACTGCGGCGGCTCAAAGTGGTGATACCATAACAATCCCCGCAGGTTCTGCTTCGTGGGCTTCTCCAATAGCTGTTGGGTCGAAGTCTATTAACTTTGTTGGAGCTGGCATAGACAACACTGTGATAACACTCACTGGCAGTGGGTACACCCTGATTAACATGGGCGACAGCACTACCAGAATATCGGACATGACCTTTATTGACGGAGGGATCTTAATAGATGGTAAGAACTTTGTCATTGCGCGTATGAAGTTTGTAAATTCCGTTCAAGGTGGGACCTGGCGACTCGTGGAAGTGCATGGGGTTCATGGTTATCACCCTTATGGAGTTATCCACTCATGCATATTCGAGAACGCCACAATAGCGATGGCCTCGCTGTACGATACCCTTGATAACATGGGGCCGACCTGGGCCTTGCAGTATCCCCTTGGTGACCCTAGAAACGTCGTGTATATAGAGGGCAATACATTCACCAAGACGCATACTGGCGTCATGAACGTCATTGATGGCAGGTTTAGTGCGCGTCACGTCATGCGATTCAACAATATAATAACTGCCGCCACCGCTGGAGATATTTCATTATATATTGAAGCTCACTCTGTGCAACAAAGTAATTGTTTGAGAGGGTACATGAGGTGGGAGAATTATAATAATATCATCTCCACCGCAGCAAACCCTACATTCACATCTATGTTTATCAGGGCTGGCACGGGCATAATCGCTAATAACGTTATAACCGGACCGTTTAGCAACGGAATTATCTTTGACAACGTGAGGAGCTTTCAGAGCGACGCTCCCACTTTTGTTTGCGGAGCATGTGACGGGACGTCGGCTTGGGATGGGAATGAAGGTGTCGGTGCTGAGGCTGGTTATCCATGTCGCGACCAGATAGGTAGGGGATATGACTTAACTGCGTTTACACATGACCCTCCATCTCAGTATAATCAAGTTCTTATGCCAGCTTATGTCTGGGGTAATACTCTCAATGGTAACAGAACGGTAGTTTATGTCCACAACAACTGTGGAAAACACATTAAACCAAACAGAGATTACTATGAGGAGGGTGCTTCATTCAATGGCACATCAGGAGTCGGCAGAGGTCTTCTCGCAGCTCGTCCTGCAACATGCACTCTAAACACGGCCTATTTTGCAACAGACGTAGGGCCTATGGGAACGCTGTATCAGTGCTCCCAGACCAATACATGGACAAAGCACTTCGAGCCCTACACTTGCCCCCATCCGTTGGCTGACCCTGAAGGAGAATATCACTGCGATATGACTGTCGCTGGAGTTGCTGGATACGGTATGCAGGGCGCACCAGACCCCGGAGAACCCGACCCCGACCCTGACCCAGACCCAGAAGACCCCGACCCCGAACCAACAGGCTCAATTTTACCTTGGGTTATAACTGGAGGTTGATATGCCTGAATACTTGATTCACACTTTTATTACCTTACTTGTCATGCCGATAATCATGTTCTTCTTCGTGCGTCTTGTGAACAGGGCTGACCACCATAAGGACAAAGAGGAAACACAATGGCGGAAGCAGGTTATGAGCAGATTTGAGGCGATTGAAAACACATTGAGTAGTTACTGCAACCAGAACAGGCACGAACACGAACAGCTTTATGATATGGCGCACGCTAATTCAGCTAATATAAAAGCTATTCAAACAGTGCAACGGAAACAGGGATGTGACGGGCCAAGTGTGCAATAAGTGAGGATGATATGTCTGGTATTATTTTAAGCGAAGAACTTGATGGTGCAATCCTTCATGAGGACGGTGATGCGCTGCTTCAAGAAATATATAGCGCTGGGCCGGGAATTGTAATGCAGCCGACTATTGAGCCAGTTAGCCTTGACGAAATGAAAAAGCACCTGCGTGTTGATATAGACGACGATGACGATTTGATTCAGGCAATGATAATAGCGGCACGGACACACATTGAAAATATAACGAGGCGAGTTTTCCTCACTCAAACATGGGACAAGTGCTTGCAAGGCTGGCCGGCGGGTAATTTTATAAGGCTTCCTTATGGAAATTTGCAGTCTGTCACTTTTATAAAATGGATTGATGCTGACGGCATTGAAAAAACAATAGATGAAAATGACTACATTGTTGAGCGTAACGGCGCGTCCGTTGGCAGGATAGTATTGCCGTCGGGCAAGAGCTGGCCTAGCGGAAGTTTAAGCGCGTCGAATCCGATAACGATTCGTTTCACTTGCGGATGGGCGACTCCGATCCTTGTGCCGGGGCCGATCAAGAGTGCCATTAAGCTATTTTGTGCTGACTTGTATGAGCGTAGAGGAGATGCTGTCATTGGCGCGGCTGTATATGAAAATAAAACAGTGGGCGTTTTGTTGCCGAGTTACAAACTTTGGGATGGTATGTGATGCGGATCGGGGCAATGGACAGGCGCGTTACTTTTCAGCGCAAAACGGTAACAACTGATTCCTTCGGCGAAGAAATTGAAACATGGGCTGACTTTGTGACGGTATGGGCACAGGTGAGGGCGATAAGAGGCATGGAATATTTCACGGCAAGTCAGACTGTGGCGAATGTGGATACGAGATTCACCATTAGACACCGCAACGATATTACACCTTTAGAACGTATTACATATAATAAAAAGGTGTATGACATAAAGGCGGTTGTGCCTTTGGGACGTAACGAGGCGTTGGAAATATACGCAACGGCGAGGGCGGAATAATGTCAACTGTTAAGACAGGTTTTGAGTTTAGGTTACATGGGCTTGAGGAATTGCTTGAGGCGCTGGAGATGTTGCCGACGGTTGCAATGCAGAAAACGGCGGTGCGAAACGCGATGAAAAAGGCGCTTGAACCTGTCGCGGCAAATTACAGGTCGAAAGTGCCGTGGGCGCCTAAACCTAAGAAATACGCGAAAAGTGAACATTTGCGCGATTCAATAACCATTACGTCGGCTCTTAAAAAGTCACAGCGAAGGCATGCAATGAGGGCGACCCCTGATTCGGTTGTCATGTATGTGGGATCGACGGCGCCGCATGCACACTTGCTTGAGTTTGGCACGAAGGAACGATGGCACAAGAAGAAGGTAAAAACATTGCTGGGCAGTAAGTGGGTTGAAACTGAATACACTGGGCGCGTCACGCCACGACCTTATTTGAGAAATGCTTGGGACTCGTCAAAACATGAGATCATTCCGATATTTGCGGCGGAAATGAAAAAGAACCTTGAGCGGGCGGCGCGAAATTTAGCGCGGAGGGCGGCGAAAGGAACATTGACGCAGAAACAGATCGAGGGGTTGCTTGAATGATAGCGGACGCATTAAGGGCGGCGCTTTTGGCCGATGCTGGTGTTAAGGCGATAACTACAAGGTGTTATCCAGTTAAACAGCCGCAAAAGCCGACTTATCCATTGATACTGTATATGCAGGTGAGCGGATGGCGGGAACAGACGTTGACCGGGCCGGCAGGGCAGGGAAGGCCGCGTTTTCAGGTGGAGGCGTGGGCTGAAACTTATGAAGGTGTGCAAGCGCTATCCGAGGCGATAAAAACGGCTTTGGACGGCAAGTTGTTGGTGGGGGCTGGTAAAAGCTTTCGCGCTATGTATTTGACAGCGCAAGATGTTTATGAGCCGGACGTAAATGTGTATTATCAACCACTTGACTTTAGCTTGTGGTATGACTTTTAAGGAGGAGTAGGAAAATGGCAATACCATCACAGGGAACAATTTTAGAAATTGCAGGAGCGGGCGGAGGCGCAAAGAATGTTTCGGCGATCGCGGTCGGTTATCCGACGATCCTGACTTCGGCGGCTCATGGTTTGAAGCGCGGCGATGTCGTCACTTTATCGGACTTTACCGGTGCACACGCCGTAGACTTGAACGGGAAAGTTGTGGTTATTCAATACGTCACGACTGGCACGGTTGCGGTAGGTATAAATACGGCTGGCCGGACGATCAACGGCGACGGCAAGATCACTGCGGCTACATGGACTGGCGTAGGCGAGATCGTGGACATGGATCGGGCTGGCGGAACCAGAAGCGAAATTGACGTATCACACCTTGAAAGCACGTCAAAAGAGTTTTTGGCGGGACTTCGGGACAGCGGCAGCTACACTTTCAGTATGAACTGGCTGTTCGGTGACGCCGGGCAGGCAGCGGTGTTAGCGGCGGAAGGTTCGGACGATCCGGCGACATTTAGGGTGACTTATCCTAGTGATGACACATTGACGTTTGATGGTTATGTGACGTCGGTGAGTGGCCCTAGCTTGGGTGTTGACGACAAGTTAAGCGGCAGCGTTACGATCAGGATCAGCGGTGACCTTACATGGGCGTGATGGGCGTGAAATACGTCACGATCGACGGTGAGCGATTGGCGCTGCGTTTCACTTGGAAGGCGCTGGCAGCGATCGAGCAGGAATTTGGCGAGAATCCAAACCTGTTTGACGCGGCCATTTTGGCGCGCTTCCTTGAGCTGGGTATTGACCAACCGGCGTGGACGGCTGAACGTATAATTTCTTTATCGCCGCCCATGTTGCCGATGGTGAAAGCAGTTCAGGAAGCGATCCAGTTTGCTTATTTCGGTAACGAGGCGCCTGCGGGGGACGAAGCGGAAAAAAAAAGCCGCCTCCTGGGGGCTGGGTTGCTGCGGCGTATGTTCGGGCTGTCAGAGCAGGATTGAGTCCTGTTGAATTTTGGCAGTTGACGCCTTATTTGACGCGGTTGGCGGTAACGGCGCTTGACGATAAAGCGGTGACGGACGCCTGGCTTGTGGCTGCAATGAGCAGACAGAAAAAACTGCAAAGGCTTGAGGAATTGACGTCAAAGCCTCGTAAAGCGCCGCCAAAAGATTTACAGGCAAAAATGAGATTATTACTCGGAGGCAAAGCATAAATGGCAGCACCTATCGGAGCGCTCCGCGCGGAAATGTCCGCCGGTTGGGGGCAGTTTAAAAACGATTTTATGCAGGCAAAAAAGGCCGTGCAGGACAGCGCGGCAGGCATGAAAAAATCAATGGCGGGCGCTCAAGCTAGTTTTGAGAGGGTTGGGACGGCGATCAAGGCAATGTCGGCGCTTGCTATTACTGCTGGTGTTGCGCTCGGAGTGATGATCAAGGGGCAGATCGACGCGGCGGATAAGGCGCAAAAAACAGCGCAGTCCATCGGGATGACTGTTGATAAACTTACGGCGCTGCAATATGCGGCTGATATGTCTGGAGTTTCGCAGGAACAGCTGACAACGGCATTGACGATCACGGCAAAAAACGCGGCATTGGCGGCGGAGGGGACGGGGTCAGCTGCCGATGCTTATGCGGAGCTTGGCATATCGGTTAAGGACGCGGACGGCAAAATGAAGGCGTCGAATATATTAATTGACGAGGTTGCGGACAAATTCGCAAAAATGCCGGACGGTGTTAAAAAGACTTCATTGGCTGTTCAATTATTCGGCAGGCAGGGCGCGGCGATGATCCCGATGCTTAACGAAGGATCACAGGGCATTAAAACTTTGACTGACGAGGCGCGAGTGTTGGGAATAGTCCTTGACACAGAAACGGCGCAGGCAGCGGAACAGTTCAATGATAATTTGACGAGGCTCAAAGGTGTCCAACAAGGTTTTACGATAACACTGATGCGCGAAATGCTGCCGACGTTGGAAAAGTTTAGTGACCATGTGGTTGAGGCGGCAAAAGAAACAAACAATTTTGCAGGTATAGCAAAATTTTTAAATGGGACATTACAGGTATTAATTGCCACGGGGTATGGCGTAGTTGGATTGTTTCAAATTGTTGGGAAAACCATTGCTGGCGTCGCTTCGCTTGTGCCTGATGTATTCAATGCCATTATCGGGAGAGGCAGTTGGAATAAAGTCAGACAACAACTGCGCATTGTGGATGACGACTTAAATACTTTTGAAATTAAATGGGAAAAGAAAATTGATGATATTTTGGGCAAAACTACGGATGGCGTGCGAGAACCGGCAAAAAACGCGGGCGCGGCAATGGCTGACGGATTGGCCGAAGGATTAGATAAAGGGGCTGCCGAGAAGTTAAAAAAGCGCGGCGAGGATTTGATCATCGGCTTGCAGCGGGAACTTGCATTGATCCGAGACGCTTCGCGCGAAGGGGCTGCACGTTATGACTTGACGCTTGGCAAAGATAAGGACTTGTCAGAATTTCACAAACGACGCATTATGGAGCTTGCCAAAGAGCTTGACGCGCAAAAGGCGTTAAAAGAGGCGGAGGACGCACGGCGGGCGATAGTTGACGAGATCATAAAAGAGTTTGACGCTTTACGTTATGAGATGGGAACTATCGGAATGACAGCCGATGAGATCAAACTATATAACTTGTCGTTGAAGGGTGCGACAGAGGGTGAGCTTGAGCTTGCGGCGGAAATGTTGCAAGGCATTAAAGTGAAAAAACAGGTTGCCGAAGTATTAAACATGATCCGCACGCCAATGGAAGATTATATGGCAAAGGTGAGGATGTTATCTGATCTATTGGCAGCAGGGGCAATTTCGCAGGACGAATTTACGGCAGCGGTAAAAGTGGCGAAAGACGCGCTGAAAGAAGCGGCGAAAGTTGAGAAGGAAGAGTTTAAGGCGCTGGGCAGTATGATCGACGGTGTGACTTCTGACGGAGTCAATGCGATAATGGAATTTGCCAGGACCGGCGAGTTTACGGTGCGCAAAATGGTTGACGCCATGATCCAGGACCTACTGCGGCTGTCATTACAACAGGCAGCGACGTCATTGGCTGGCGGGCTGAAAAATGTCCTGGGGGTTGCTGTCACGGCGATCGGCGGCTTTTTGACCAGCGCAAAGGGCAATGTTTTCGACATGGGTGAGGTGGTCCCGTTCGCGAAGGGTGGCGTAGTTGCTAAACAGGTTATGTTTCCGATGGGCAGGGGCTTCGGCACGATGGGTGAGGCAGGCCCGGAGGCGGTGATGCCGTTGACTAGGACGGCGACCGGTGAGCTGGGTGTTAGGGCTGATGTGCGCGGCGACGACGAGGCTCAAGCTGTCAATAATTATTTTGTTATCAATTCGCCGGATGCGGAAGGATTTGACCGGCTATGTCAGAGAAACGCTGTCAGCATAGTAAGAGCAACAAACGCCGCATTAGAAAAAAATGTCGGACGTAACCAGATGAAAGGATTGTTAAGTGGCTAAATATCCTGAAACACCGGTTCCGCAATATCCTTATGAAACCATGCAGCTATGGCGAAACATGGTATCACAGTTTGACGATGGACGTGAACAGCGGCGGCGCAAGGGGACTTTCCCGACATATGATGTGACATTGACTTACAATGGTTTGACGCGGACAGACATTGATATGCTTTGGAATTTTTACCAGGATCGGGAGGGCACTTTCCGCGAGTTTTACTTTTTCACGCCTTTTGACGAAAGCCATAAGGGGCTGTTTGTGGCCGTGGCTGATGGTGTAAAAGACACCTACGACTTGCCGGGGATTGTGGCAGGGGCGACGACGGTTTATGTGGACGGCCTGCCCACTGCCGTAACCTTATTGACGGGCGGCGGCGATGAAGGCGCGGATAGGTGTTGTTTTGGTCAAGTGCTGGCCAGCGGCACGATAGCACGTGACACACTGAAAATTAGCGCGGCTGATGGTGTGGCTTTTGTCGATCCGAGCAGTGACGCTGTTGCCAGTGCTGCTTTTCTGGCGGCGGTAAATAATCACGACGCCATCGAGATAACCAGCAAGACAGACGGTAAGAAAATGCATGGCTACGTCAAAGCGGCTGGCACGGGTGAGACGTATGGTGCTGAGCGGGTCAAGAATCCCACTTTTGATGCCGATGCGACCAGTTGGTCGCAGTATGGCTGTACTCTTACATCATCATATCCGGCAGGGGGGGGTCACAACAATGACTATGGTATCTTAACTTCAAAGGGAAGCGGCGAAGAGCACGGAACTTCACCATTTATTCTTCAATTAATCATCATGCCTACCGGATGTTTATGCACCGTCGGCGGCCACATAAAAAATGGAAATAAGCCGAACCAGGAAGTACGAATATATAAAACTTTTGATGGACATGGATGCGCAGTTGGGTTTTCATCGTCATCGTGGAGTGAAATAAGAGGGTATTTTACAGAAACAGGATATAATAGTTTTTACATACAGGCCATGCAACTTTCTGTTGCCAACGAGACAGTCTTCATTGATGAAATTTTCTGCCGACAAGTCCTTACGCCCTCCGTAACCGGCGTTACTATTACCAGCACACCGGGCGGTGATACGCAAAACTGGGCCGACATAGAGGCCGGTTTTGATTTTTATGACGCTGCGGGTTACGACTGGGAAATTATAAGACACGGCTCGATACCTGTGGCGGGGGCAGTGATAAGCTGCGACTTGTTCGGACGGCAGAGGATACGCTGCCGGTTCGCAGAGGATAACCTGTCGCGCGAGTTATTCATGGCGCGGATTTACAGGACAGGAATCAAATTGAAAGGGCTAAAGGGTTGAGAGCTTTAACACCTGACTTTTTACTGGCTTTACAGGGCGACAGGCTGTCGTTTTTCTTTTTATTGCGACTTGGCTTGGATACGCCGTTGTGCTTCACCGATGCCGACCACGAGGTTTATCACGGCGGGGAAAAGTACTTGCCAGTAGGTTTTAAATTCGACGCGATCCAGGGCGGCGCGGGCTTGGCCGTGGATACTCTGACAGTAAATATCGACGACACAAACCAGCTAATCACAAGCAGCGTGCTGAATCAGGACGCACGCAATAAATGGGCGTCTATCCACATGGGAGTCGTCACGGAGACCGACGTCGAAATTGATGGAGAAACACACGTCCAGACAGGCCGCACCTATCAACTGCTTTTTCGGGGCATTATCGGCGGCTGGGAATTGTCCGGCGACAACATAGCAAAGGTTGACCTGACAAACGAAATGATACTGTGGAACAAGAAGCCCTTGCGTTTGCAGTCAACGGCTTGTCCGTGGAGTTACCGGGGCAAGGAATGTAACTACAAAGGCGGCATGGGCGTATGCGATAAGACATACGAGGCATGCCGGTTAAGACACAACGAAGCTAATTTCGGCGGTGATCGATTCCTGGCGGCAACGATGGTCAAGTCTGTATGGTGGGGAAGGACGCAGGTATGGCCGGTGGCGTGAAAATAGCGGAAGTATTTTCAAGATATATCGGTATGCCCCACAAGCACGGCGGCAGAGGCGATGACGGCATAGGCTGTCTTTATTTCGTTTATGACATTCTCAAAGCACTAGATAAAGCAGACAATCTTATACTGGAAGTGGACGGAGTGAACCTTGACAATTATGAAGAGTTTGCCGCCACTTCAAGTCAAAGGCAGATACGGGACAAGCTTGTAAAGGCGTTTGCTTTACAAGGTGATGAAGTATCAAGACCTAAAATCGGTGACTTGCTTGTTCTGCAAAACGAGATAGGTGAATATTTCCCGGCGGTATATATCGGTGGTGGTAACGTGGCAGCAAGTTTTTTTAATTGCGGTGTTCAGGCGGCTCCTATGAGAATGTTTCATGTCATTTCGGTTCGGAGGATACGTTAGTGGGCGGGACGTATGGTTTCCTTGCACTTACAGGGGCTTTTATTTCAATCGTCGTTGAAGCGGTTGGAGGCGCAGGTGTTGTGGCTTCGGTCGCTTTGTCCATAGTGGCGGCCGGTGCAAGTTATTTGATGTCAGGAAAGACTCCAAGTCAACCTATGCAACAGACAGGCTGGCAAATAAACCTATGCAGTAACGTCGCACCCATGCCTCTAATATATGGCCGTTGTCGTGTCGGTATTAATAGAGTCTATACCGGGACAAGTTATATAGGTAATCTCGTGCTGCATGTTATTGGCAATATTGCGCAAGGGCCGATTGAGGGCATTGTTGAAGAAGATGGGGTTGAACAGGTTTTTCTGGACGACAACTTGCATACTAAATATAAAAGGCTTGCAACATATGAATTTTATAACGGCACGCCGAATCAGGACGTATGCGGCATGAAAAGCTCTATCGCGGAATGGGACGACCCGAAGCACTATACTGCTTATATTTGGATGAAGCTTATATTCGATGAGAATGTTTTCTCAGGTTTGCCTAACATAAGTTTAGTGGTTGACGGGAAAAACGACATTTTTGATCCTCGTGACGGCGGTTCTGTCGGCTATACCAGAAACCCTGCGCTGATCGCCAGGGACTTTATAGTCAATATCATGGGCATTGACGCTACGCGGGTTGATGACGCTTCTGTTGAAGAAGCCGCCGATTACTGCGATGATAAAGGGTGGACTTGTGATTATTGCTTTAACGCAGATGAGCGAGCAGTTGATATGCTTGAACGCATACTGTCAACTTTCAGAGGTGCTTTGCTTTTCTCGGAGGATACTTACAAGATAAAATTCCGGGATTTGAATTATGAAACTCCGGTGATGGAAATAGACGAAAGTCTTGTTATAGAACAGGGCGGTGCGACGACTTTATCAATACGGCAGCCGTCCATATTCGACACGCCTAACGCTGTTAGAATGAGGTGGACTAATCCGGGCAAGTTATACACGGACGACGATTATCAACTGGCTGATTTGGAGGCACAGACAAGGGACGGATATGTAAAGGAACATCAAATTGACGTGCCTGCAATTACTTCAACGGACAACGTGATGAAGATGGCTAATTATTTTCTTGAACGCTTGCAGATAAATAAGACAGCCGTTTTAAATTCACACTCTCAAACCATGTTGCTTGAACCGCACGACCTGATATGGTTGACACATTCACGTCCGGGGTGGGATAAAAAGATAATGCGGATAACTGGGTCGTCGTTGACTAATGATGGCATAGTTACCTTATCGCTTGAGGAAGAACACCATGAATTTTATGACGACACTTATGAAGTAGTCCCTGAAGTTTATTATGATACTGTTTTGCCGGGGCCGACGATGGAAGTTCCGCAGGCGGCAAATGTTACCATAACAGAACAGCAATATGATTACCGTGGGCGGACTTTTACGCGGCTGCTCGTCAATTACGAAATACCGGGTGACTATGGTTGGGTTGATTACTGCGAGGCATGGTTGAAAATAGGTGAGGACGGAGAATGGAAATATATGACGATGAGCAAGGACAATTACGTCATTGATCCAGTTGAGGAAGGTCAGACCTATTATGCTAGGATGGTGCCGGTTTCGATATGGGGTTCAAAGGCGGACGTTGATACTGCAATAGTAGCCTCGCACGTTGTATCAGGCGCAACGGGTGTGCCGCCGGACGTCACAGGTTTAACGGCTATTGCTTCCGGTGATAGTGTGAGTATTTTCGCCAATGAAATAAACAGCCCTGATATTTTCGGTTACGAAGTGCGGTCAGGCGCGGCATGGGAAGGCGGTGCGTTGGTAGGACAAAACGAAACTCCGAATATTAGACTAGTTGGAGTGAGGCCCGGACTCTTGACTCTATGGATCAAAGCGATAACGAACGCCGGTGTTTATTCAGCAAATGCGGCAGGCACGCAGGTGACTGTCTTCGGCCCAGCCCATTACAGCATTATTGACTCGTGGTTTTGGGACTATGACGATATTGGAACGCACGACAATACAGAACATGGAACTGTTAGCGGCGAAGATTGCTTAAAGTGTAGCCATACCGGCGGAGTATTGACAGGCGCATGGACATCACCGGTTTATGACCTAGGAGAAATAATCACGGCACGGATATGGGGCGATTTTAGATTTGAAACGGTAGCCGGCACTATGGATTGGGCAACAGTGTTTGGGGCAACAGACAAGTGGAGTGATAGAATGGCCGGGACTACGAGATGGTTTCAGGCGTGGGCTCCAGAAGTTGTCGGCGGCGTGAAAGCAAAACTGATTTACGGACAGACTTCACCTCCATTGAATGAGATAACCGGCTTTGAATTATCAGCACCGGAAGTGTCTGCAAGATATGTTCAGGTTGAAATCTCAATTACAGACCCTAATGACGGGACAAATATGTTCGTAAAAACATTAAATATGACCGCAGCTTATTGGAGTTAAATTATGGCGTTAAAACTTGAATGTGTCGAAGTAATACCGGAGGGGAAAAGATTTGTCGCTTATATCCAGTTACAAGACGGCGATAAAGTGATTGCAAAAACCGCATTGCCTTATGAGATAGGCGATGACATTGGAAGTAAAGCAGAACAGAAGTTCAAAGCACGAGCCGAAGCGTGGATTGAAGCGAAACAGCAACAGGAAATAATCAAGAGCCAGATTAATAATGTTCTGTCCAATGTGAAGATTGGCGGCAGGGAGGGATAAGACATGGCATGGACTGATAACATACCGGCGTGGGGGAATCAGGTATCAGATGACGTGGGAAAGATAAAAGATAACTTCACCGAAATTAAAAAGTCATTTGCCGGCGCCGCGGCCCCGGCGAACCCGCAGCCGGGCCAGATATGGCTGGACACGGACAACCATTTATTGAAAATACGAAACGAAGCCAATAATGCATGGCAGAGTATTTGGGACGTAGCAAATAACAAACCCGTTATCGCAAACTTGTCGGGCGATATTACCGGGGCGATGATTGCGGCGGCGATAAAAGATGCGGCGGCAGGAACGGCTTCTTTGAGGACTTTAGGTTATGGTGAGACACAAGCCATGCCGGGTAATGCTTCACCGCCTCCGCCGGCTGCTGTCGCAGGTGATTATTTAATTATATCCGCGGATACTGAAAGAGAATGGCTCAATGACTTAGCATACACAAAGATAAAAGAAATAATCGTGCCACGGGCAGGAACTTATAGAATTGTGTTTGATTTATTTGGCTCTAGTGTTCTCAACAAAGCATATGCCCTCATTTACCGAGATGGTTCTCCTGTTGGCACTGAACGATCGAGGAGTATCCCATCTTACCAAACGTTTTCCGAGGACATATCTGGGTGGAGTTTAGGCGACAAATGCCAATTATATGTAAAGTCTTCTAGCGCTGTTGGCGGTAGCGCCAATAAAGTTAGGAACTTTCGCCTTTACGAGGGCAGTATATATTTACGCGGGTATGTGACGCTTGACTAGGGGGACATATGGAAAGTGCTGTGGTGCATATTGTGGTAACTGTGGTTGCTTTACCTCTTGTCATGTTCTTCTTTCAGCAAATGATTCAGCGGGCCGATGCCATACGAGAAAAAGAAGAAGAACATTGGCGGAAAGTTGTGGTTCAGAACTTCGATAGGATTGAAATGGCTCTTAAAGATAGTTGCAATAGAAACAGGGCGGAACATGAACAATTATATTTAATGGCAAACAAGAATATGTCAGATATAAAGGCCATACAAACGGTTCAAAAGCAGCATGGGTGTGATAGTCCTCGGAGAAGGATTGATGACCATTGAAGAATTCATTGAACGTGACGAAGGCAGAAGGTTAGAGGTTTATTATTGTCCTTCCGGTGCAAAGACTGTCGGTGTCGGTCATAACATTGACGCACTGGGGCTGCCGCCTGGGATCAAGACGCATTTGACAGTGAACGGGGCCATTACCGATGAGATGGCCGACTTTTTACTGGCCGAAGATATTAAGACCGCAGAGAGTGACGCGAAGGTTATTTACAAAAACTTCCAGAGGTTAAACAAGGCGCGGCAGATGGCATTGATAAACTTTTTATTTCAGTTAGGATATTCGAAGGCGCAGAGCTTCAAGCGGGCTAATGCGGCAATAGAGCGTGAGGACTGGAAAGAGGCGGCGCGGGAATTACTTGACAGCAAATGGGCCAGGCAGACACCAGCACGAGCGCGGAGGATCGCGGCGATCATTGAAGGGGGGAGGTTGATATGATGGAGCGCGACAAATGCCTATATTTTAAAGCCGGGTATAAATACGTTATCACACGGCCGTTTCGGATAAAGACAGAGATCAGGCCGTCTTTTACTCGCCGGATCACGCGGCAGACGGTAGATGTCAATAATACGGCGGTCGTCATACCGTTGGTTACATTGGAACCGACTGGTTGGCTGACCATACATGCGGGCTATGCTTATGACGGGGCATCAGGGCCGACGATTGACACGCTTGATTCAATGGCGGGGGCGGCGGTGCATGACGCAGGGTATCAATTGATCCGGCTGGATAAAATAGACGCCGAATGGAAAGAATACTTCGACGAGTTATTCTATGAGATAATGGTTGAGGACGGCATGATTAGACTGAGGGCAAAATTGTGGGAGTGGGCGGTTAAAACATTTGGCCGAAGTGCGACAAGGCCAAGCGCAGAACCAAAGGAACAGATGGCACCATGATGTGCTGGTGGTGCCCATACTTCTGGTGGTGCGTGCTTGGTGTTGAAACAAACGCAGAAGAACGCAGGCAGCAAAGAATCAATTACGCTTTACGTTTTGAAAACGAACAGCTACGGAAAAAGTTAATATCAAACGGTCTATGAAAAACAAATAAAAAATGTTTTTTTCATGCCCGGGGCGAAAACTCCGGGCTTTTTTGTGCAAGTAATTGAATTTATAAACTTATAAAAAAGTGTAAAAAAGTGAAAAAAACGCTTGACACAGAAAAGCGATAGTGTATTATGGGGGCAACAAAAAAAAGGAGGCATGACATGAACAGAGTTGTTATCAGGCGGGATCGCGACGGCAAATATTTCATGTTTCGGACGCGGCTATATGACGAGGGGCCATCGTTGTGGCGCAGGGCCGGCTATGCGCTGGCATGCTGCGCGGTTGTCTTGATGGTGTTTTGGTTGGTATTTTTGTTTGCTTGGGGGTTGGGAGGTTGAAATGGGGGATTACGACATTCTTAAAGCCATTTATGGTGACGCCATCAGGCAGGCGAGTGAAGGCAAGGGTGCGATCCGGCATGGCTCTGGCGAGCCGTTTGAACGGCAGCAAATATGCGAGATCAGCCGACGGCTTTCAGGGCATAAATGCGCCGGGCCATTATTTCAGGCGGTCAAAAAAATTTACGAGTCAGGGCGCCTTGACAAAGAAGCGGCAATCGCGGAGCTGCATGGGGCGCTGAATTACATTGCCGCGGCTATTATTTTACTGGAGGAGTGACATGGAAGAATTATTAATGGAGGCTAAGAACGCGGTGTATATGGCAATTGAAATGTTACATAAAGCAAGCGGGCTACTGTTAAGCATCGAAGTTGAGAAGGCCAAGTATGAGGCGCGGATCAAAAAGCTGGAGGCTGAAAACGCGCATTTACGGGAAATGTTGAACCCGACACGAAAGGAGGGCTAAAGCATGACAAGTGAAAAATGGCACGAGGCAAGACGCAAGGGGATCGGCGGCAGCGACATCGCGGCGATCATGGGCTTGTCACCGTGGCGGACGCCTTATCAGGTGTATCAGGAAAAGCGCGGTGAGGCGGAAAGTTTTGCCGGCAACGAGGCGACCGATTGGGGTATCAGGCTAGAGCCGACGATCCGGCAATGGTATAGCGACGTCACGGGACGGACAGTATTCAGGCCAGACGGCATTTTAAGACATAAGCAATATGATTACATGCTTGCTAATCTTGACGGCTACACGGAGGATCGTCGCGTCGTAGAGATAAAGACAGCGCGTTATGGAAAAGGTTGGGGCGAACCGGGAACTGACGCCATACCTGATTACTATGCCTTACAGGTTCACCACTACATGACGATCACTGGTTATGAAGTGGCGGATGTGGCGGTGTCGATTGGCGGGGCGCCGCCTTGCCTATATGAGGTTGAGGCTGACAAAGAGATTGCAGGCGCCATCATTGATGCTTGTGCCTCATTTTGGGCGCGGGTCGTTGAAGGCAGGCCGCCGGAGCCGGTGAATTATGCTGACGCTGTGGCACGTTTCGGTAGGGCAAAGGCCGAAGGCGTGATGGTTGCGAGCGCCGGTGAGCTTGCGATCATTGATGAGCTTAAAGCGATCAGAGCGCAGCTTGACGTTTTGAAGGAGCAGGACGAGGCACTGAAAGGACGGTTGATCACTTCACTAGGTGAAAATGCCGACACAATGACCGACGCGGACGGCACGACGTTATTGACTTACAAATTGAGCGCCGGGCGTAAGGCCTTTGACGCAAAGGCTTTCCAGGCCGATCACCCGAACCTATATCAAAAGTATTTGAAAACAGGCGAGGGAAGCAGAAGGTTTTTATTAAAATAATTAAAGGAGGCTACACAATGGATACAAAAGAGCTAATTGAAGGCAAGGTCGCGACGGTGCCGGCGGCGGCGGTCGCGGTGGAACAGGAGCGGGCAATAAGTGAGGTTCAAGGGGCAATGGTCTTGGCAAAGCGCTTCCCGCGGAACCCGATCACGGCGCTTGACAATATTTTAACGGCATGCCAGCGCCCAGGGCTGGCGGAACAGGCGCTTTATAGTTACGCTCGCGGCGGCAATGAGATTACTGGGCCGAGTATCAGGCTTGCCGAGGCGATGGCACAGGCCTGGGGAAATGTTCAGTTTGGCGTCCGTGAGCTTGAACAGCGCGGCGGAGAAAGCACGGTGGAGGCTTTTGCGTGGGACTTGGAAACGAATGTGCGCCAGAGCAAGACATTTCAAGTTAAGCACGAACGGCACACGAAGCGCGGAAAGTATGCGCTCGAGGACGCACGGGACATTTATGAGCTTGTTGCCAATCAGGGGGCGCGGCGGTTAAGAGCCTGCTTGCTTGGTATTATTCCGGGCGATGTGGTTGAGGCGGCTGTCGCGCAATGCGAGGATACGCTAAAAGCGAAAGCCGACATTACGCCTGAAAACCTGAAAAAGCTGGTTGCCTCGTTTGAGGCGTATAAGGTGACGAAGGAGCAAATTGAGCAGAGGATTCAGCGGCGTCTTGATACGATCACGCCAGCGCAGGTGGTTCAGTTAAGGAAAATTTATAACAGCCTCAAAGACGGCATGAGCGGCCCGGCGGACTGGTTTGAAGTGGTGTCTCCACCGGCGGCAGGTGAAACGCTTAAAGACAAGGTGAAGAAGGTTATGGAGGGCGGTGATGGAAACAAATCAGAGTAAAATTGTGCGCGTTTCAAGTTTTGCCGGCGCGGGGTGTGCGCTTCAGGCGCTTGGTTTGGTATCGCTTATTCTGGCAGTTGCAACTTTATTTACCGTTATCGGGCCAATCGTGTTTGGTTTCTTCGGGATATGGTTATTTATTTATGGCCGCAGGAAATCAATATGGTTAGAATGTTCAAATTGCGGCGGGAAACTGGCAAATAACCGAATAAAAATATGCCCATATTGCAAAGCGATTTTTATCGTCGGAGAGCGAAAATGCCTGAATTAATGCTAGTGTTGCCAGGTTCAATCCGGTCGAAGAAAAACAGTAAAATGGTAATTAAGGCCGGTGGCAGGTGGATAATTATACCGTCAACAGCTTATCGTAAGTGGGAAAAGCAAGCCAGAAAATGCTCTATTGAGCAAGGCGGGAATCGAAAACTTACCTGTGATGTTCATGTAAAAGTTTCTGCTTTTTATAAAGGACAACGTCCGGATTTAAGCGGCGTTTTGGAATCGGTGGGTGATTGTCTTGAGGGTATTGTATGGGTAAATGACAGGCAAATAATATCATGGGACGGATCATGTTTGATTCATGATAAAGACAACCCGCGAACCTGGGTTACTGTGTCGTGGTCGGAGGCCGATTCCGGCAAATCGGGAAACAATAACCTTAACTTGGAAAAGGATGGTTAACCTAGCGTAGTGTGATGACAGGCCCCGGGCCGGCGGGGCCACTTTAAAGAGGAGACTGCCATGAAGGAAGGCGCAAAAATAAAAATAGTCAACATTGCCATTGTGCTGGCGGTGATAGCACTAGGGGCGGTGTTTGTTGCGACTGCATACAAATTAGGCGAGCTTCACCGGCATAAGCCAATATTGATCCAGCCGATGACGATATTAAAAATTGAGTTGATCCCGGGAAATAGCGAAGGCCGCAAGTGCCGGTATTATTTCGGTAAGGTTAAGGATCAGGGTTATGAATTGGCGTTTGTCGGGGAAGATATTTGCGGCAGTTACGCGGTCAATGACAATATCCTTATCAGGAGGGGGATAAAATGAACACAGTTGAAATAAAGCGATCTGCGCCGCGCCATTACCGGAAGTATGGCAATAAGTTTGCAGTCCTGTGCAAATGCCCGAAATGCGGCGTGCTTCACCTGCGGACAATGAGCGGTAATCCACCGGCGGTCATGCCGCGGGTTTTTTGCCCGGATCATGTCAGATTACGGGAAATATTTTAGGAGGGTGAATAAAAATGTTAATACGGCAGGCGGAGGCGCTGCAAGTCTTTAAACTCACAAAGCCGACCTTGCACCGGTGGGTGCGGGAAGGCAGGCTAACCGAATACCGCACCGTCGGCGGCCACAGGCGCTATGATAAGATGGAGCTGGAGAGATTGCTAAAAGGCAAAAAAAGTATTTGACATATATGCCTTGTGTGGTATGGTGGTAATGCTTGTGAGGTTAATTATGAACAACAAAAAAAAGCCAGACGTTTTAAAGCCCCGGGGGGAGTCATGCCTTATGCCTCACAAGCACCTCCGGGGTTTTTGCGTCTGGCGGGGAAGGTGAAAAATATGGATGAAAGAACCGATGCTTTGAAGCCAAACGCAATAAATGAACGTATTTATGGCGTAACACAGCCTGATGCTGACTTAATTGAAAGCATAAGGCAACATGGCATACTTGAGCCGCTAATAATTAAGGCTGACAGAACCATAGTAAGTGGACACAGAAGATGGCAGGCGGCCTTGTCCTTAGGGCTGAGGCTTGTGCCGGTGCATGAAGTAGCCTTTGCCAGTGAACTTGATGAACGCGCTGCCGTCATTGCTTACAACAGGCAACGTGAAAAGACGTTCGTCCAAAAAATGAAAGAGTCTGATGAATTGAAAGACATTGAAAGCGAAAAGGCAAGGCAGAGGCAGGCACACGGGCGGACGGCCCTAGGGAGAACGCTTGAGGAAATATTTCCTGAACGGGAAAAAGGACAGGCCCGTGATAAAGTAGCCGAGCAATTAGGCATGAGCGGCAGAACTTTAGACAAGGCTGTTAAGGTGTGGAGTGCGGCCAAAGATGGCGATGAGCTTGCTCAAAAGCTGGTGAAAAACATTGACGCTGGTAAGGAAACGATAAGTGGGGCGCACAAGAAAATCAGGATACAAGAAAGGCTGGACTCCGTTAAGAAAATAGCCGAACAGAGCAGAACTGATGCTGACGAAAAAACAAAATCATGGATTGTCACAGCGGATCAGCAAGTTATAAAATGTGACGCGCTTATAACCGATCCACCATATGGAATATTGACCGAAACCTGGGAGCCGGGAGCCGAAGGCATTGAGGATGTTACGAGACTTTGGGCAACGCGTTGGTCAAAGTGTGAGGCGGACTTTATCATTTCATTTTTTTCACAGCGTTTTATGTGGGAGGGTAAAAAATGGTTTGATGAAAGCCTTTATGGTTATGAATTTCAGCAGCTTTTAGTCTGGCATTACCCGAACAATAAAAAACCGCAAAGCCGGATGGGGTTCAAACAGACATGGGAACCCATATTTTTTTATCGGCGTATAAATTCACAAAAGAAAATTAGCCTCGATACTAGAAACTGGGGGGGAGGGCTTCATGACTTTGATTGTCACGTAGCCGCCGTGCCTCAAAGCAACTTTAATGATGCGGATGCTAAGGTGCATCCTGCCCAAAAGCCCGTGTCTGTAATGCGATGGCTAATCGCTGCCACGACAACACCCGGAGAATTGGTTGTTGACCCATTTATGGGATCGGGAACCACAGGGATCGCGGCATCGCAATTAGGGCGCAGGTTTCACGGGATAGAAATAGATTCGGGTATGATAAAAATAGCGCAAGAGAGGATTGCTTGTTATGGTTGAATTTAATGACTTAACAACCGTTCAATTTCAGCGAAAAATGAGGCCGGCTGCTATTGCGATATATCAAAAAGTATTCCCCGGATGTCACATCGAAGATCTTCGTGAACAAGGAACAAAGGTTCATGTTCTTGATAAGGAATTTGCTATTGACGCGCTTGTTTACCTGCCATCAGGGCAATGGATAAGTCTTCAAGAAAAATATAGAGATAATGGCGCAATGAAATACTTAGATTTTACGCAAGAATTTTTGAACGCACATGGGACGAAAAACGAGACACCGGGGGAGTGGTTCAAGCTGGGAGCGCAATTATACTTTTATGGATGGGCTAATTCAGCCGAGACAGACTTTGAGAAATGGTTGCTCATGGATGTTGTAAAATACAAGATGCTGATTGAGGATTTGGGAGGTATTGAGAAGGTTGGAACGTTAAGACACAATAAAAAACATGGGAAGGCATCTTTTTACGCAATACCCATAAAAAGATTGAGTGCCTGCTTTGTTGCAGATTACAGACAATATAAACAAAATGAATAGGAGGAGGCTAACCGTGCTTAAAGGTTTAACACGTAACTACTGGCGTTTTGTCAAGTGGCGGCTAGAACGACACATAAAAGAACCGTACAACCGTGACGTGTCGCTAAAGCTTGATGCCGTGCTGAAACGGTTGGAGGGGTAGAAAACAACGCGGGGGATAGGGATCGCGGCCCGACAAGGCCGGCAGCCCGACCGGCCTTCCCTCGTGAAACATATCGGATTAAGGGCATAACTAATAATGAAAGAACTTATGCAGGCGGCACTTGAATATAGGGCAATGGGACTATCAGTTTTCCCGGTAAAGCCAAAAGGGAAGACGCCACTGGTTGCGTGGAAGGAATTTCAAGAAAGAATCGCCACAGAGGAAGAAATCATTGAATGGTGGACTAAATATCCGACTGCTAACATTGGCCTGGCAACTGGTAAGGTGTCTGACACTTTTGTCGTGGACTTGGACAAATACGATCCAGGCTACTCAGAGGAAACTTATTTGTATTACTTTCCTGACTCACTTGTTATACCAATGGCACAAACGCCTCGTGGCGGCAATCACCTTTTCTTTTCAGACCCGGACAATCCTAGAATAACAATAGGCACGAGGAACATCCCAGGCATAGACTTTCGGGGTAACGGAGGCTTTGTTGTGCTTCCACCGTCAATAGGCGAAAACGGCAAGCGGTATGCTTGGCTGGAGGGGCTTTATTTTGATCGCGCTACACTTATACCACCTCCTGCGGAATATATTAAAAAGATCAGCAGTAACGGCGGCTCGCCACACGCGAGCGCTTTCGCAAGCGCGAGCACTAATAATATAAATAATAATATAAATAATAAACACATTATATATGGGGATTTAAGTAAGGATATTTCAGAGAGTAGAGGTGTCTGTAAGCAGTCTGTAAGCAATGGCTATAATTTATTTCAGGAAGGTAACCGCAATGCGGATATATTTACTGTCGCAAATGCACTTGCTAAAGGCGGCTTGCCGATAGATTTTGCGCGTGAAGTAATTAAAATTATTGCGGAAAACACAACACCACCTTATTCAAAAAATGAAGCGTTTAAGTCATTAGATAGTGCTTATTTGAGGAAGGAAAGACGTGATAGAAATATACAAGACGAGATTCGTGAGTATGTTTTAATGCAAAAAAGCTTACAAGAAGCTTACATCTCACTTACAGAGTGCTTTCATAGCTTACAACTGCTTACAAGACAGGATAAAAATGCTGCTTATGTGGCCTTTAACCGACTATGCAATGAAGAAAAACTAATTGAAAAACAGCCAGATAGACGTGGTATATACCGGATAGTTGACAATGATAAAGACAAAAACAAGATGGACTTGCTTAGTGAACCTGAAATACTTGAGTGTGATGTTCGCCTGCCGCTTGATTTAAATGATATGTGTGTGATTTCGCCCGGCAATATTATCGTCGTATCTGGAAGCAAGTCGTCAGGTAAGACCGCTTTACTGATGAATATTGCCTGGCTGAACCAAAAAGGCTTTGAGGTTGTTTATCTCAATTCAGAGATGCACGAAACTGAATTTAAGAAGCGTATGAAAAAGTTTGCGCCATTGAGCCACTGGCAAATAACTGGCTACAAATGCCACTTAAACTTTGAGGATTATGTTGAGAGTAATCCGAAGCGCGTTTATATTGTAGACTTCCTTGAAGTACATGATAATTTTTACGAAATAGCCAAACCAATCAGGAAAATACATGAGAAGCTAGGCGATGCCATTTGCTTTATCGGAATCCAGATGAAGTCCGGCGCTACTTTGGGGCGCGGAGGTGATTTTAGTGCCGAAAAAGCACGGCTTTATTTAACTATGGATTACAATACAGAAGAAAAGCGAACAAAGGTAACAATTTATGACGCAAAAGAGCCTCGTCCACCGTTTGATAATATCCGCGGCAAGTGGCGCAATGTGAAGATTATCGATGGCCACAGGCTTTCACCATTTACGGAGTGGCAATGGTGAAGGACTTATGGAAAGGCGTATTTAACCTTCCGCGCCAGGCATATATCCAATATGCTGCGGCTTATTCTGAACGACAGGCGAAAATGCTCATGGCAAAACAGATTGCCAAAAAGCAGGATGTTCTTCCGGTTGTTGTGTTGGGCTACCTAAAGGATAACCCGGCGAGTTACATAATAAAAAAAGAAAGAGAATGGCAGGAGGTAACCAATGAGGATCAAGATTAACCAATACGACGTGGCGGAGGTCAGCCGGTATAAGGGAAAGTTTCAGATCGTGGTCGGGAAAGAATACGACGGCAAGTTTAGGCCGAACTTCTATTCCATTACCAAGAAAGACAAGAGCGTGGTCAATGTACCTGTTGCATTGACATTTGACGAAGACGAAGCTGCGATTGATTTTGTAAATGCCGTGGCTGCGGAGCTTAAGTAAGTGGGATACTTGCAATATTAGCATACTAGGTTACAATACAGTCATAGGTGCGTGAAGTGAAAGAAAGAAATCCATACAACCGGGTGCAATGGATCAGGGTGAGGGACTGGAAGCTTGGCCGGAATCCATTGTGTGAATGGTGTCAGAACAAAGGGCAGGCAACATGGGCGACGGTGGTTCACCACGCAAACGAGAATCCGTGGGACAACAGAATTGATAACCTTGTGGCCTTGTGCCGGCAATGCCATGAGGATCACCACGGACGGATCGTATCAACTGCCTGTGACGTTGATGGTGTGCCGGTGAATAACAAACACCACTGGAATCAGGCCGACAAAGAAGAAAAAAAAGAGCGAGGTGGGGCCGGTAAAATCTTACCCGGGGCAAATCGCATATACCGCGCGATGGACTCGCGCGCTAGATTTCGCGGTAAAATTTTAGGAGGTTAAAATGGGCGGACAACCAAAACCAACGAAGTTGAAGATTTTAGAGGGGAATCCTGGGCGGCGGAAGCTGCACCAGGAGCCGGACATGTCAAGTGACATGCCTGATCCGCCGGAAACGGTGAAGGACGATGCTTATGCGCTGCAAGAGTGGAATCGACTAGCGCCGGGGCTGCATGTATTAGGTTTGTTGAATAATGCGGACGCGGCGACCTTCGGGGCATATTGCACGTCTTATTCCCGCTGGCGTAATGCGGAGGAGCAATTACAGAAAACGGCGCGTGAAGAAGGTGCGTTGGCGGCTTTGGTTCAGATTACCAAGCACGGTAACTGTATTCAAAATACTTTGGTAGGTGTGGCTAATAAGGCAATGCGTGACATGATGAAGTATGCTGGTGAGTTTGGTTTGACGCCGGTTGCCAGGGCGAAGCTGGCTGTTGATCCGGCTAAAAAGAATAAGTTTGAGGGTTTAATTGGCAGGCAAAGAACAAGTTGAACGGATAGTTAAGTTTATTGAGAACCTGACAATCCCTTCCGGTGTTGGGGCGTCGGAGGCGTTTAAGCTGCGTCCATTTCAGCGGAAGTTTATCAGCGACATTTACGGCAAGACGGACAAAGAGGGCAGGCGGCTTGTGAGAAGGGCGATATTGAGCATGGGCAGGAAAAACGGAAAAAGCATGACTACTGCTGCCTTGACTTTAGTTCACCTTGTCGGGCCGGAATCAATACTCAATGGTGAAATATATTCTGCGGCTAATGATCGGGAACAGGCGGCGCTGGTGTTTCGGTATGCGTCACAGCTTGTAAGGGCGAATGATTTTTTGTCTAGTGCGGTAAGGATCGTCGATTCGACGAAAACCATGATTTGCTATGAGAACGGCAGTATTTATCGGGCGGTGTCGGCGGAGGCCGGGACGAAATACGGGTTGAACCCGAGTCTAGTTATTTACGACGAGCTGGCGCAAAGTAAAAAACGGGAGCTATATGACGCGCTGGACACGTCGATGGCGGCACGCGAGGAGCCGTTATTTATAGTCATTTCAACACAGAGCAATGATCCGCAACATATACTTTCACAGTTAATTGACGACGGGATTTCTGGTCGTGACCCCTCCACGGTGTGCCATTTATACGCTACGCCGGACGACGCGGACGACGATCAGATATTTAAGAGCCAGAAGTTGTGGAAAATGGCAAACCCGGCGCTTGGTGATTTCCGGAGCCTCGACGAGATGCGGACGGCAGCGAAACGGGCGCAGCGGATGCCGAGTTTTGAAACTGCTTTCCGTAATCTTTATTTGAACCAGCGGGTTGACGCGACGGCGCCGCTCATATCAAGGGCTGATTGGGAGGCATGTGTGGCGGAAAAGCCACAATTAGAAGCAGGGGAAAAGGTATATCTTGGGCTGGACCTGTCGAGCAAGACGGACTTGACTTCGCTTATTGCGGTGTCGGCGGAAGATGGTGATCGGGTGTGCGCATGGTTTTGGAAGCCGGGCGAAACATTGCGAGAGCATATAACGCGGGATCGAGTGCCTTATGACGTATGGAAAAAAGAGGGCTGGTTGGACACTTCGCCGGGCCGGTCGATTGATTATGACTTTGTTGCGGATAAAGTTGCTGAACTGTCGAGGGACTATGAGATTGTTGGCATGGCCTATGACCGGTGGGGGATAGCTAATTTTCTGCAATCCTGCCGGCGGATCGGATTGGATGCCTATGAGGACACGAAAGAGGAAAAGCGGCGTGGGGCGTTAAGGGTTATTGCATGGGGGCAGGGATTCCGGGACATGGCGGCGGCGATTGACGCGCTGGAGGTGTCGATATTGGAGCGGCGGTTGAAGCATGACGGCAATCCTTGCCTGCGGTGGAATATTGCTAATGCGATCGCGGTAAGTGATCCGGCGGGTAATAGGAAACTGGATAAGTCAAAGGCGAGGTTCAGGATCGACGGGGCGGTGGCGCTGGCTATGGCATTGGGGCTAAAGTCAAGAGATTTGGCAGAAGAAGAAAAGCCTAGTGCTTATGAGGGATTGTCCGCAGACCAGATTAGGGAGCGGATGATATTTGTTTGATAACCAATTTAAAAACCAAAAAAAGAAGGAGGAAGAAGCCATGTTAAACACAGAGATTGTGCAATACCTGAACTTTTTAACCAAACAGTATGACGGCGTAACGCAGTTGATCGCCAAGACGAAACAGAGGATCGTTTCATTGCCGGGGCATGATGAGGATGAACTTGGCTGCGATACGGCATTGAAGGGTGACGGCAAGTCTGAGGGGCTGTTGACGGTGCAGGGGCGTTATTCGCGAGCAATCGAGAAAGAGCTAGTGCAATGGGACGTCTGGACTGAATGGTTGAGCAAAGTGCCGGGTATCGGGGCATGGACGGCGGCGAAGTTAATTATTTTATTCAATTACAAGTTTGTGCCGGTATGTAAAGAGTGCGGCGGCGAACTGGAAAAGACCGAGAAGGAAACGCAGGGGAAGGTGATCAATGTGTTGACCTGTGTTGACTGCGACAGAGTTGCGAAGGACGGCGTTTTGAAGCATAAGGTTGTGACGCGCGACTTTCCGACGGTGAGTAAGTGGTGGGCTTATATGGGGCGTCATACGGTTGACGGAGTAATGCCGAAGCGCAAGAAGGGAACGCAGGCGAACTGGTCAACGCCGGGGCGGACGCTTGGTTTTCTGATCGGCGAGCAGTTTAACCGGCAGGGCGAGGATAACCCATACAAGCGGATATTACTGCAACACAAAGAGAAACATGCGAGGAGGCATCCGGAGTGGTCAAAGGGTCATGTGCATAATGCGGCAAAGAACGAGGCTGTTAAGATATTCCTTGCCCACTTTTGGCATGTTTCACGGGTATTGGAGGGGCTGCCGGTGTCGGAGCCTTACGCCGGGGCTATTATGGGACACACGAATATAATTAAACCGCCGTATTGGGAGAGCGAAGCACTGTTTGAACCCCAGCCATGTCATGCGTTTCCCGCGGCGGAAATGAGGGTATAGCAGGGGAGCGAGGGCTTTGTTGAAACCCATTGCAGCAGTGCGAGCGATTTTGTCGTTAAAACCCAGACATCTGATGCGAGCGACTGCGACCGTGAAACCCAGGAGCGCGGTGCGAGCGATTTCACTATTGAAACCCATTGACAGCATGCGAGCGACTGTCCTTTTGAACCCCAGTGTATAAATGCGAAATTCACTCAAAGGAGTCCGAGATGGAAAAGAGCAAGTATGAAAAGACGACAATAGGTGACCTTGAAAGACAGGTTGAAGAACAGACCCGCCTTGCACGTGGCGCACAGAAGGAAATGATTGAAATCCTTATTTACATTAAGACTTCTGGCCGGTGGAAGGAGAATAAGCGGTATGAGAGGGCTACTTTCAACACTTACATTTTTGACCGTTTTAGCATTAGGCCGGGAACCTTCATGGAAATGCAAGCGGCCTTTGTAAAGTTTCCTGAACAGTCTATTGAATATGGCGTCGGGCTGGTATCAAGGGTCATTCGCGAGTGCGGCCGGGTAAAGGCGAAGGCAGTTTTGAATGAGCTTGACGAAACAAAAGGCAAGTTAAAAACGGAGTTGAAGCGTGCCAAAATTGAACAAATCATACAGAAGCACCGGGGGAAACGCAAGATTGAGCGGAAAATCACCGACTGGAAGGCAATGTATGAGGCGGAGGTGAAAGCGCATGAGGCGACCAAAGTAAACTTAAAGGTTGCCATTGCAAGAGTCCGGGAGCTTGAGGGTCAGGTTGCCCGGTTGAAGGTGACTGCGGAGCGTATCAGCGACATTCGCGCGATAATTGAGAAGCCGGCGGTAATGATCCAGCCGCAGGCGTAAGGCAGGG